ATCATTCAGCGTAACCTGCAATTCCTGGTTATGCATCTGGGTCCGACAATTACCCGGCGCGAAGCGAAGCTAACAGAAATGCTACCTCGCCCAAGGTTCTTTGAATTCGACACCGACTATCTTATGCGAATGGACCCTGTAACACGGGCCGAATGGGTTAAGACCCAGATCGATTCCCGTGCAATCACAGTCACCGAAGCACGCGCCGTATTCGGCCGCGATCCGGCAACTGACGCTATGTACGAGGAATACTTCAAGGCAGGACTTGTCCACGGTAAGGCATCGGCTATGTTGCCGGGCGACCCGGAAGACCCGAATGTTAATCCTGCAATTGGCGACCAAATCGACACTGGTGGGGATAAGAAGACCCCATCGCCTAGCGGCTCCACTCCATAATGAGCCACGGTGAAAGGAAAATTCTAAATGGCTACTATTGATTTCTCAAAGTGGGACGCTAATAAGGCGTGGGCGGCAGGCGCAAGCGCCGATGATCCCGCAGCATTTTACCAGGGGATTTGCGCAGCGAGGAAAGCAGGCGACCCGAAGAATCGGGAATCCTACGAGCTTCCTTATCGCTATTCTCCGTCGAGCCCACCTAATGCGGCCGGTGTAAGGGCTGCGCTATCGCAGCTTTCGCAGACAGACGGCCTTAAGAATAGGTCCGAAGCACAGTCTGCCCTTAACAGTCTTATGGAACAAGTACAGACAGCAGAAAAGACCCGCAGTGGCGCTCTTAACGAAATGCGTAACTACCGGCTAGAGCATCGTCAGGAAGTTCCAGGCGGTGATCTGCGAAGGCGCGGATTCCCGTCTGAATTGCGAGGCAAGTTTGTTAAGCAGGACGGCCGATCTGTTTACGAGGTTGAAGGATACGCAACTATTTACGGGCGCGGTTATGAAATGTGGGATATGGCAGGTCCTTACATGGAAGTGGTTGACCCGCATTCCCTCGATCGTTCTCTTTCGCAGACTCCCGATGTAGCATTCCTGGTAAATCACCTGGGTGTGGCAATGGCGCGGTCGCGGTCGCGTAGCGGTAACCCGACTCTAATTCTGCGCAGTGATACTACTGGTATGGGTATCCAGGCATGGCTTAATGCTGAAAGGCAGGACGTTAAGGATCTGGCATCGGCCATTGACGATGAAATTGTCGATGAGATGTCGTTTGCATTCCGCATTGAGGATCACGTCTGGGATGAGGATTACACCCAGCTTACACTCAAGCAGCTTAACATTAATCGCGGCGATGTCTCGGCAGTTAACTTCGGGGCTAACCCATTCACCAGCATTGCAGCTCGTGCTGCTGACTGGCTCGAAGATCTTGAGCATATGCCCGAAGTGGTTGTTCGTGAACTTATGAATCGGGTGCACAGGCGTAACGATGTGGCACAGATTCTCCCCGAATTCAGGGAAGCAGCAGAATCGCTTATCACGCGAAATGCAGAAATGTATGCCAACGTGGCAAAGGCACATTCAGATGCCCAGCGCGATCTGGACGACGCAGAAGAAGAACTGGCATCGGCTCCCGAGCCTACTCATACTCGTTCTGCGGGTGCTGCCATGCGCGAACTTAGGGCGCTTAACAGGGACTATCGTAGGGAACTTGATCAGCTCGAACGATCCTCAGAAACTAACTAATTTTTGAAGTGGCAATCAGACCACTTATATAACTAACGGCAATCAGACCGTTGCTGGTAATGATCATACCGGCATTCTGGACGACATACACGCAAATCAGAGCGAATGCGCGCCCAAAACCCTTAACAAGCAAAAGGCTTATTGAGGTTTAATATCGAGCAATGAAAGGTATTCGCTCTGATGAATATTAAGGAACTTGTCGCTTCCATGGAAATTGAGCTGGAAGCGGCTCAGCAGCGGGAAATGCGCGCCCGCAAGGAGATGGAGCTTATCCTGGCTACCACTCAGCAGGAAATGCGCACCGACCTGACTAACGATGAGGATGTGCGCTTTGATTCCCTCAAGGAAACTGTGCAGAATTCTCGCGTTGACCAGGCGTCTATTCAGCGTAAGCTGGCTAAGGCACGTCAGGTACAGGCTGATGAAGCTCGTACCGATGATGACCTGACCCATGCTACCGCGCCTGTGGGACTTCCGCAGCGCGACGCTACTACTCAGCGTGCTAGCGTATCTGTCGGCCATGAGGAAACTACTTATCACAAGGGCAATGACCCTACGGGTAAGATGTTCCTGAATGACGTTGTGCGCCAGTTCACGACTAACGACGCTCGCGCCGCTGGTCGTCTACAGCAGCACATGCGTGAGGAACAGATTAACCGTGCAAATAATGGTATGGAACTGCGTGTCGGTGAAGTCGGAACTTCGGCTTTCTCCGGTCTGGTTGTTCCCCAGTACCTTATCGATATGGTTGCACCGGCAGTAGCCAACCTACGTCCATTCGCGGATATGTGTAACTCGCATCCCCTGCCTGCCTCGGGTATGTCGCTGAATATCTCGCGTATTACAACCGCTTCTGGTGCTGCACTACAGGCATCGGAATCGACCGCAGTTCAGGCAACTGCAATGGACGACACCCTGCTTACCTTCAACGTGCAGACTGCTGCTGGCCAGCAGACCATTTCCCGCCAGGCAATTGAGCGTGGTACCGGAATTGAAGACGTTGTAATGCAGGACCTTTTCCGCCAGTACGCAACTAGCCTTGACAGCACTCTGCTGAACCAGGCTTCTACTGGCCTTGATGCCGTAGGTAACGCTACTACCGCTATTACCGTAGCAGACGTGCCGACGATTTATTCCGCGATTATGGGTGCGGCATCGCAGAGTGATACCGCTACTCGCGGGCTGGCGCATCCGACTCACGTCGTTATGCACCCTCGTCGCTGGTTCTGGTTGCAGTCGCTTCTGACTAGCACGTGGCCTGTGTTTACTCAGCCAGGCATCGAGCCTGCTGCCCAGGCTGCGGGTGCTAACAAGGCTACTCCATATAACCAGGGTATGAGTGGTGTCATGCCTAACGGTATGCAGGTTGTAACCGACGCGAACGTGACTACTCTTGCTCTTGCTGGTGCCCCTACGGGTGGTACCCAGGACCACATTTTCGTGGTTCCGCAGCAGGAATGTCACCTTTGGGAAGATGCCGGAGCGCCTGTGTACATCCGCGCCGAGCAACCCGCAGCAGCATCCCTTGGTGTGTTGCTTGTGGTTTATGGTTATTTTGCTTATACCTACCAGCGTTATGGG